TCATTGGGCGCCCTCCGTCACAGACGGGATATGAAGGCGCGGCGTGCAGCCGGGCGCCTCGTCAATGCCAACACCCGCAAGCCGGTGGTAGGCTTCATCCATTCCGGCCCAAATGTTCTGAGCGGCGTCGGCCAACATGCGGGCCTCTGCCTCCATCCGCATTGCTCGGCCGTACATGAAGTCCGCAAAGTGCGCGGCCATTGCCAACTCGCCGCGCGTGGCCTCGATGAGTGTCTGGCGGGTTGAGCCGCGTCCTGCGCGATATCGGCGCCGGATCGCGGCGTCTGGAAACGGCAGGACTGTGCCGCTATATTTTTCCTTCGCCTGTTCCATAGTGAAGCTCCAACTTCTGAGGTTCGGGTGAAAGGGGCCGGGAGCGTTCGCGCGCTTCCCGGCTCCACTTTTCAGGCGCGCTTTGTGAGCGCGGCTAGGCGGCGCATGAAGGTGGTCGTCTCGTCGTCGTTCCAGTCTTGACGACCTCGGGCGATCCAGATGCGCGCAATCTCGCCAAACCCGTTGATGGTGTCGGGTTCGATGGCGAAAAGCCGATCCTCGATTTTCCAGATTTTGGCGAGGATAAGCCCGGCCTGGGCGTCCTCTTCCCTCGGTCCGATTTCCTTGGCCTCGCCGCGCCGGTAAACTTCCGCCACTTCCGCAAGGTGCTTGTCGATTTGTGCCGCAAGCTCGGCAATCTCCTTATCGTTCCGCATTTTGGTGGCCCTCCAAGGCCGTAGGGAGAAACTGGGTAAACCTCAACTTACCAAGAAGGAAAGTTTTAAACCAAAATGCTTTCCAAAACAATACCTCTCTTGCCAAGATGGAAAGAAAATGTCATATGAGGGTGATGATAAACGCTGCTCAATGCCGTGCTGCGCGCGGCCTGCTCGACTGGACGCAAGAAAGGCTGTCCGAACGGACGCGCGAGGTGGAGGAGGCCGGCCTTAGTCGGGTCTCAATCCGCAACTTCGAACGCGGCGGGGACATGCGGCCGGGAAACCGGCGTCTTCTTCGTCTTGTCTTCGAAGAAGCTGGCGTCGTTTTCATAGATCCCGGCGCCGATGGCGGGCCGGGCGTGCGATTGAAGGATGCGCCATGACACAGCAGAAACCGCGAACCGAAGTGATCCCGTCCGCTCAAGGCGAACTGTCGGCGCTTGCCAGCGCCAACGCGCCGTTCGTCTATTTCGATCTGCCTTCGACGTGGGGCTGTCAGAACGGCGTCGTGAACATCACGCTAGAGGCGATGCGGCATCTGGTGGTCGATGGCGAAGTCCGTATGGATCGCGTTGTCGCCGCGCATTTGCGCTGCCCGGTATCGGCTCTCGACGCGCTTCAGGAAATGATCGCGCACCTGAAGGCGCAACAGGCGACGCCAGAGGGCGGGGTGAACTGATGGAATGGCTGTTGCTATCCGTTCTCGTTGTCGGCCTCGCGCTCGCGCCTCTCGGTTTGCTAGCCGTACCGCCGTTCGCTCGCTTGGGGCCGATGCTCAAGGCGTCTGAACGCGCCCGGCGTGAACTGCTGCGGATGGAGCGCGAGAGGGCCGCGACCATCGCCAATCGATTGGAGCGTGTCTGATGGGCTCTCCGCTGATCCGCGAGAAGGTGCTCCTGCCTCCTCCGGGCTGGCGGAAAGCCATAACGGCTAGCGCCACTCGCCTTGCCAAGATGCGGCAAGGCTGGAAGTGCGCGGAAACCGGCGCTCCCTTGGAAAAGGGAAACTATGAACGCCACCATGATCCGCCGCTTCATCTGCGCGAGTATGATCCCTGGCGCGACGATACGATCCCGCCCGCGAACGATTACCACTATATCCGCTGTGTCCTGACGGAAGAGCATAGGCGCAAGCTGACGCCTGCGAACCGAAAGGAGATGGAAAAGACCGACCGTTGCCGCGCGATGCAAGAAAGCATCGACGCGGCCCTGACCAAACCGTGCGGGCAGAAGTATCGAAAGCGGGGCAAGATTCCCTCCCGTCCGTTCCGCCGTGCGGAGCGTATGAGATAGTATGTTACTGTATGTTCCGGTGTATTGACTTGTATGTAAAAAATTGTGGGCAGGGGTCTTGTACTATGGGGCCGAAACCCCTAAGTTATTTCCAATCTCTAGAATTGTGTCCAGACACTAGCCCGGCGACCGCGCCGGGTTTTTTATTGGGCGGGTGGCTTCTCCGGTTGCTCATACGGATTAGCCCTTTCAGACCCGCTCAATTGCCCCGGTGCCCCTGGGGCCAACTCGGCCGCTCTGGTCTGGCCGGTAACCAGAACCAGAGCGGCCTTCGATCCCGACGCAGGACGGGGGAATAAGGAAGGCGCTGGTCGATTAGAACGGCCGGCGCCCATTTCTAAGGGCTGTCCCATGACTGAACAGGCTGGCAGATACCGCGCCGCCGTTCGGGCGGGCATGACGCTGATAGATATTGGATTCGGTCACGGCCTCTCTTCTCGAAAGAGGGGCGTTATCCGGTCCCTTGTACGGGCGGGGGCTTCGGCCTCGGCAAGTCAACCTCAGGTGAACGTGCGCGGGATTCTTAGCGACGATGATCTGAGGATAGTTCGTGAGGCGGTAGGCGCTGCCGTCCTCCACGCTGTAGGGGCAAGCGCCGAATAGGAATTGTCGGGCCGTAGCGGAATGGCGCTGCGGCTCTTTTCGTATCGGAAGGAATTGTCGATGGCTGGTCCTCTTCGCCTTGTGACGGAACCTGAGGAAGAGAATTTCTATCCCAGGCTTTACCGTCTGCCCTATCCCTACGAGTACGCGGGCTATTCCTACAAGAAAGCCATGCGCCTCGCCCAAGACATTTGCTTCATCGCGGCTCGGTCGGGGCAGGTAATCAACGCCAACGCGCATCTGACGCGGCTGATTGAAGAGATGGAAAAGGCGCCGCTTGAAGAGCGTATTGCCTATGACGGCGGGGACGGGGATTGCCCGGCATGATCCCGGCCATTGAAAGATTCTGCGAAAGAGCTGGCCGGCCTCCGCACATAGCGGGAAGGCCGGTCTGCGATCTGAGCGACGCTGAACTGCTGATGACAAGCTGGCGGCTCGGTCGCGCTTTCGATATCGCGCCTGACGCAATTCGTGAGGATCCGCATGTCGGCTCGCTTCTCGATAGCGTCATAGCGGAACGTAATGAGCGCGGCGTCTGATGTTCGGGCTCGATCACGATCAACTCAACACGGCGGCGATGATCCTGGCGGCAGCCTCGATCCTGCTTATCGCCTATATGCCAGCATGGTGAATGTGATGGCTGCGCCCAAGGGTAACGACTACTGGACGTTTCGCGAGACACACGGCCGGCCTCTGACATACGCCACACCTGAACTGCTGTGGGAATCGTGCGTTGAATACTTCGAATGGGTGAAGGCCAATCCTCTCCAAGAGGAGCAGGCCGCTCATTATCAGGGCGAGGTCAAGAAATACGAGCTGACCAAGATGCGGGCCATGACCGTTGCCGGTCTCTGTCTGCACCTCGGGATCGATCGTAAGACGTGGGATGAATACCGGAAGCGGGATGATTTCTCTCCGGTCACTACGCGCGCGGACGAGATAATCCGCACTCAGAAGTTCGAGGGAGCGGCGGCGGGTTTGCTCAATGCAAACCTGATCGCCCGCGACCTGGGCCTGGCCGATCGATCCGAGCTGACCGGCAAGGACGGCGAAGCAATCAAGGTCAAGTCAGATATCGAATTGGGAAGGCGCATTGCATTTGCGCTGGCAAAGGCGGCACGCGCCGCTGACGTGCCCAAAGACTAACAGGGGATGGCCTCTGGGGGTGAGCTGCGGCGTCCCTCAAGAAAGGCCGGATGCGGTCCCCTCAATGGCGAAAGCCTGGCTCACCGTGCAATCCGGCCAACCGTAGCCACAGGATCTAATCACATGGCGCTGAATCGCTATTACCCGAACCTCGTTGTGATGACGGCCGCTGAAGAGGCGGTCAACTCAGCCGATATGGAAAATGAACACGGCCGGGGTATCCAGGTTGTCGTTCGCAACACGGCTGGCGGGGGTACGTCTCCGACTCTGACCGTGACCATACAGGGCAAAGACCCTGCGAGCGGGGAGTATTACACGCTTCTCGCCTCCACGGCGATTGCCGCCGGCACGCCTGCCACGACTGTTCTCACGGTCTATCCGGGTGTGGCGGCAACCAACAACGTCTCGGCGCCAAACGTCCTGCCGACGGTCTGGCGCATTCTCACGGCCATTGGTGGCTCGGAAACGCCAACGGTTACGGCGTCGATATCGGCGCACGTCATCAACTGACCCGGCCGAGCGCGCGGTTAACTGCGCTCAATCTCCACAGCAATAGCAAATAGCAATAGGAGAATTCACAATGGCTGTTGAAGCCCTGGTCTCACTGCATGGCCGCAAGGTCGGCATTGACGCGGACGGCGAAGTTATCGCCAACGGACGCCGCATCTCTGCCAAGGATTACGTCGCTTGCGGCTCGGCTCTCACGCTGACCGAACAGAAGCACGATGGAAAGACGATCAAGCTGGATACGCTCGCGGGCTCAACGGCAACGTTGCCGGCTGCGACTGGCTCGGGCATGAAGTTCCGGTTTGTCGTGACGGTCCTTGCCACGTCGAACAGCCACAAAATTCAGGTGGCGAATTCAAGCGACACCATGCAGGGCATCATCTGGGGCGTGCGTGTCGATTCCGGCAACGCTGTCCTGGCGTTCGCTGCCGGCGCCACTGCCGACACGATCACGCTTGACCGTTCGGACAACGGCTCTGTCTCGCTCGGTGAGTGGGTCGAGGTCGAGGATATCGCTGCCAACAAATGGCAGGTGACGGGCGTTCTCTCTGCGACTGGCGCGGCGTTCGCCACTCCGTTCTCGGCGGGCGTCTAATCACGAATGACTGACACTCTTGACGTTCTGCTGGCGAGGCTTGGAGCCTTGCCGGCAGAAGACCGTCAAGAGATTGAGCGCGCTGCTGACGAGATAATCAGTGACGCGGTGTGGGTTCCGAATCCGGGGCCTCAGACAGAAGCCTATTTGAGTGAAGCGGATGAGCTGTTCTACGGCGGTGAAGCCGGGGGCGGTAAGACTGATCTGCTGATTGGTGCGGCACTAACCGCGCATCAAGATTCGATCCTGTTCCGTCGCACGATTGATGACGCGAAAGACCTGGCTATCCGGGCGCGTGATATCGCGGGCGAGGATGCCGGGTATAACGGGCAGGATAAGCTCCTTTCCCTCGGGCACCGCAAGGTCCGCTTTGGCGGCCTGCAATACGAGGAAGACGCGCAACGGCAGAAAGGCCGGCCGCGCGATCTGTATGGCTTTGACGAGATAGGCGACTTTTCGGAGACGCAATATCTGTTCGTCACGACATGGAATCGATCGGCAAAGAACGGACCTGACGGCAAGCCTCAGCGTTGCCGGATCATCTGCACGGGCAATCCGCCGACGACACAATCGGGCCTCTGGGTGACGCGGTATTGGGGGGCGTGGCTAGACCCGGCGCATCCTAACCCGGCGAAAGAGGGTGAGCTGCGTTGGTACATTCGCGGCGCGAAGGATGAGGATATCGAGGTCGATGGTCCTGGGCCTCACGTTGTCGAGTGGGATCATAAGGCAGTGTATGCGCGCTCACGCACGTTCATTCGTGCGGGCCTGAAAGATAACCCTGACCTGACGCGTGATCCGTCATACGAAGCTCAGTTGGACTCGCTGCCGGCGCTTTTCAAAGACGCCTATCGGGACGGCAAGTTCAAGATGGTCCTGCGGGACGAAGACAGCCAAGTCATTCCCACGGAATGGATCATGGCTGCTCAAGCCCGGTGGAAGCCTGACGGCTGGCAAGAATTTCCGATGACAGCGATGGCGCTGGATCCCGCTGGCGGCGGTCTGGACAGCGCGGCGCTGGCTTATCGGCATGGCGGGTGGTTCGGAGAACTGGATACCGCTCAAGGTGTAGAGACAAAGGACGGCTCGCACGCGGCGGGCATGATCGTGAAGCGTCGCAAGGCCGGCTGCCCGGTCGTGGTCGATGTCGGCGGGGGGTATGCCGGCGCCGTCATGCAGGTTCTCAAGGAAAATTCGATCCTTGTTCACCCATTCAACGGGGCAAACACGTCAACCGCTAAGACGCGGGATGGAACGCTGCGCTTCAAAAACAAGCGCGCTGAGGCCGTTTGGAAGCTGCGAGAGGATTTGGACCCGGAGCAAGAGGGAGGATCGCCCATCGCTCTGCCTCCCGACCCTGAACTGCTCGCGGATCTGGCGTCCTTCAGATTTGAGCCTACGGCTCAAGGATTGAAGCTCGGAAGTAAGGACGATCAGCGCGACTTGCTCGGCCGCTCGCCCGGCAAGGGCGATGCGGTCGTGATGTGTTACTCGGAGGGCAACGTGGCTGTGCGTCGCAAGCTCTCTAGGGATCGCATGGGCGGGGGCACGCCAAGGGTCGTTCGCCAATACGCACACATGAAAAACATTCCGCGCTGAGTTCGGGGAACAAGCGCGAAAGGAGAATTTGATGGCTGCTATTTTCTCAAAGCCGAAGACGCCGAAGATTCCGCCTCCTCAGAAAATGCCGGATCCCGTTGACCCGGCCCTGATGGAAGAGCGTCGCCGCAAACAGGCTGACATGATGCGCCGTGGTGGTCGTGAATCCACGATCCTTTCGGATGCTCTGTCTGGTTCCACGGGCAAGCTCGGCGCGTGACTTCCTCGCTGGACTCTCGCGCGAAAGATCTGGTGCGGATAGGCGACGGGCTTCATTCGAAGCGCGCGTCGCTTCTGACACTCTGGCAAGATGTCGCGGAAAACTTCTATCCGGAGCGCGCTGACTTCACGACGACGCGCTACACGGGGCAGGAGTTCGCCTCGCACCTGATGAGTTCCTACCCGGTCCAGGCTCGCCGCGATCTTGGCAATATGTTCGCGTCCATGCTGCGGCCTCGGTCCACGAACAAGCCGTGGTTTGAAATTCACGTCCAAGACGATGAGGTTGACGAGCGCGACGACGCGCGCGCGTGGCTTGAATGGGCCACGGGCGTCCAGCGTCGCGCGATGTATGATCCCGTCGCCTGCATGACAAAGGCTACCAATCAGGCCGATCATGATTTCGTGACGTTCGGGCAAGCGATCCTGGAACTGCGCACGAATAGCGCGCTGGATGCGCTGCTCTATCGGACATGGCATCTGCGCGATGGTGCCTGGCTGGAAAACGAGGGCGGCCGGGTTGACTGTATGCACCTGAATTGGGCGCCAACGGTTCGCCAGCTCGTCAAGATGTTTCCGGGCAAGCTGCACCGTGAGGTCGCCAAGTGCGCCGACAAGGAACCTGACCGCGAGATAAAATGCCGCCGCGTGGTGGTGCCTCGCGATGAGTATGGATACCGCGATGGCCGGGCTCCTCGGGCCGGGTACTATTCGCTTTATATCGATCTCGAAAATCAGCATGTGATGGAAGAGGGGCCGATCTCCCGCTTCCCCTACATCGTGCCTCGCTGGCAAACGATTGCGGGTTGTCAGTATGCGCGCTCGCCGGCAACTGAGATTGTCCTTCCGGACGCTCGTTCGCTGCAAACCTTTACCCGTGTCCTGATGGAAGCGGGCGAGAAGGCGGCTGACCCGCCGATGATCGCGGTTCAAGAGGCGCTGCGTTCGGACTTCGCCACCTATGCCGGTGGCGTGACATGGGCTGACGCTGAATACGATGAGCGGCTGGGCGATGTCCTGCGTCCGCTGAACGCGGACTATCGCGGCCTTCCCTTCGGGGAAAACATGGCGAAGGACATGCGCGAGGCAATCGCCTCCGGGTTCTACATCAACAAGATTACGCTGCCACCCGACATTGGCGACATGACGGCTTACGAAACCCGCAAGCGCATTGAAGAACATGTGCGCTCGGCCGCGCCGCTGTTTGAGCCGGTCGAAGAGGAATACACGGCGCGTCTGTGCGAAGGCACATTCGAAGAGCTGATGGCCAACGGTGCGTTTGGCTCGATCGAAGACATGCCGGAAGTGCTGCGCGACAAAACCCTGCGCTTCAACTTCACAAGCCCACTGCGCGAGGCGGAAGACGAGATGAAGGCTCGCCGCTTCGTTGAGGGCGCCGAGATTCTGAAGACAGCGGCCGAGATTGATCCGGCGCAAATCCAGAACGTCAACATTACCAAGGTCACGCGCGAAGCCCTGCGGGGTCTCGGCTTCCCTGCTGACTGGCTGAACCCGGAAGAAGCGGTGGACGTTGCGCGCGAACAGGCGGCGCAAGCGGCCCAAACGCAAGCCATTGCGCAACAGGCTGACGCGGCGGTCGAGATTGCCGGCAAGGTTGGCCCGGCCGTTGATGGTCTCGCCAAGGCGGGCGTTCGCTGATGGTGGCCAAGGTGAAGCGCGAGTTGTGGCATCCCGCGGAATGGGAAGTCGCGGACGCTGGCGCCCTACAGGCGTTGGAACGCGGCGACGCTACGCCAGAACAACAGAAGCGGGCTCTCGGTTGGATCATTACAAGGGCGGCGATGACGTATGAACAGTCATTCGACCCGTCGAACGCTCGGGTGAGTGATTTCGTGGAAGGCAAGAGGTCGGTCGGTAACCAGGTCGTCAAGATGCTGCGCCTGAACCTCGCTGAGTTCCGGACGGATGGAAAGCAGAAGGACAAAACATGACGGAAGTACTTGCGGCCGGCGCCGATCTTGATACTGGCGCCGATGAAACGGAAACGGCTGCGGTAGCCGGTACTCCTGCGGTCGATGAGAAGACGGCGGGCGCGGATGCGACTGCGGACACTGCGGCGGTAAGCACGCTGCCGGAAAACTGGCGCGCGCTGATTGCTGGCGAAGACAAATCGCTCTTGAAGACGTTAGAGAGGATCAAGGATCCGGCCGATGTCGGCAAGAAGATTGCTGAGCTGAACAAGCTGGCGGGGCAGAAGGGCGCCGCTCCGAAGAAACCGGGAGAGGGCGCGACTGCGGAAGAGGTCGCGGCCTATCGCGAGGCGGTCGGGCTGCCGCCGAAGGCAGACGCCTATCTTGAAAAGCTGGCGCTGCCTGACGGTCGCGTTCTCGGGGATGAAGACAAGGCTATCGCCGCGAACTTCGCTGAAAGCGTGTTCGGCGCGGACTATTCCCAGGCGCAGTTTGACAAGGCTATCGACTGGTATCTTAGCCACGTCGAAACCTCGCACGCTGAAATGATCGAGAACGACGAAGCGTTCAAGGATGAAAGCCGGAAGGCGCTCAAGGAAGAGATGGGGCCGCACTATCAGCGTAACCTTCGCGCTGTCGGCCTGCTGTTTCAGGAAGCCCCGGATGGGCTCTGGGATGCGGTCCAGAAGGCGCGCACGCCTGACGGTCGCCTGCTCGGTAATGACGCTGGCTTCATTCGCTGGGCGTCAAAGCTGGGCCTGGAGCTGCATCCTGCGGCAAGTGTGATGCCGGCTGGTGCGACGGACGGCAAGGCGCTGGATTCCGAAATTGCGGAGTTGCGCAAGCTCGCGGGCGATAAAACGTCCGACTATTGGGTCGGCCCGACCGCCACGGCCAAACAGGCGAGATATCTGGAATTGTTGTCTGCGAAAGAGCGGCTAACCGCGAAACGCTGACAACCTTCGGCATTCGTCACCGGACACCCCGCTAAGCGGCCCCGGTGAGATTGCCAGCAATACCACTGCTTACGAGAAGCCCCAGAGGGCAGATAGCGGCCCCTTCGATTGGTCGAAGGACACCCCGCGCGCCTGTGCCTTTGGACACCCTGAACGTGAGCCTGAACGAAACCAAAACTCCGAAAGGGTACTGACATGGCTGATACAGCCTTCCAAACCCAGTACCGCGAAGAGTTCATCTCTGGCTTTGAACAGGGCGTTACGCTTCTCAAAGCCTCGGTGACCTCTGAAGCGGTCGTCAAGGGCAATACCGCCACCTTCCTCGTCGCTGACAGCGGCGATGACACTGCCGTTACGCGCGGCGCCAATGGCCTGATCCCGTCCAGCACGGACAATCTGGTCCAGGCTTCCGCGACGCTCGCGGAGTGGCACAACCTGCGTAAAAAGACCGGCTTCAACATTTTTGCCGGGCAGGGCGATCAGCGAAAGATCATGCAGCAGAACACGCTGAAGGTGATGAATCGCAAGATCGATCAGGAAATCATCGACATTCTGGATACCGGCACGGTCCAGGTTTCGGCCTCGGCCGCGACTGGCGATGTCGCTCTGGTGATGAAGGCGCTGTCGAAGCTCGGCAACGCTGACGTTCCGATTGATGAAGAGGAAAACATGTTCGGCGTGATTACGCCGGCCCTGTGGGCGTACCTCTCGCAGACCAAGGAATTCTCGTCCGGCGAATATGTGGACGTGAAGACCTTTACCGGCGCCAACAAGGCGATGTGGCGCTGGAACGGCGTCAACTGGATCCGTTCCTCGCGCCTCACGGGCAAGGGCACGGCTTCTGCGAAGTGCTACATCTACCATCGTGCGGCCGTTGGCCATGCGGTGGACACTGCGGGACTGGCCATGCCGGTCGGCTATGACGATGAGCAGGATTACTCCTGGGCTCGTTGCACGGCCTACATGGGTTCCGTGAAACTCCAGAACGACGGCATTGTGCAGATTCTGCATGATGACTCGGCGTATTCGTAAGGGGAGCATAGAAAATGGCTTACGCTACTTCTCGCCTGCATCTCCTCGTTTCCGGTATCGGTTCGTCTCCGTCCCTGTGGGTTTACCGCTCGGATGAGGCGCACGGCACCGTTGACGGTACGGACTACTTCACTGACGCAAAAGAGCGCGGCATGAAGGCTGGTGACGTTGTTATCAACGTCTTCGAAACCGGCTTCCTGGGCACGCTTCACGCGGTCGCTGAGGTGGATTCGGACGGCAACGCCACCCTCTCGGCGGCTGTCCTGTCCTAACGAAACTGACGGGCGAGCCTCCGGGCTCGCTCGTCTCCCCGCCTATTCTCAATCTCAGAAGGAATTACTAATGGCCGATGCCCCCAAGGCTGCGGAAGCTCCCGCTCGTGCCTATCAGATTTCAACGTCGCGCTTCCGTGCGGCCGAAGCCATCCGGAATGTATGGTCGATCGTGCCAGAAGCCGGCACGCCATATGCGAGCGTTCTAAAGCGCGAGTATTGGGCGAACATCTCCAATCGCCTGCGGCCGGCCGATCGCATCGAAGTGATGCCGGAAGACGGCACGTTCTTCGCGGAACTGATTGTCCGCTCAACCGGCAACTCGTGGGCCTCGGTGGCGGAGCTGCGCAAGGTCGATCTCGCTGATGACAAGCCTGCCGATGACGCGCTGGTCGCGGTGCGGTGGCTTGATCCGCACAAGCGTTACGGCGTCGTGCGCGTGAAGGACAACCACGTCCTGCGTCATGGCTTCCAGGACAAGGGCGATGCCCTGAAGTGGTCGGCCTCAACCGAAGCGATGAAGGCGGCGGCCTGATATGGGAACGACGCGGCTCCAACTCTACAACGGCGCGCTGCGCGAGCTGGGCGAAACCCGGCTCGCGTCGCTGACGGAGAACCGTGAGCCGCGTCGCGCTCTCGATGACTTTTACGACCAGGCGGTGAACTACTGCCTGGAAGCTGGCCAGTGGAATTTCGCGCTGCGCTCGGTCGAGTTTACCGCGAATGAAGATATCGAGGCGGAATTCGGCTATACCTACACCTTCGACAAGCCGAGCGATTGGATCAGGACGGCCGCGCTGACTTCCGATGAGCATGGGCGGCTAACGCTCCTGCAATATCAGGATGAGAGCCAATACTGGTTCGCGGATATCAACCCGATCTATGTCCGCTATGTCTCGAACGACGAGTCTTTCGGGCTGGATCTTGGCGCTTGGCCGTCGCGCTTCACCCGCTTTGTCGAGCTGTATCTGGCCTATCTCGCATGTGAGCGGCTGACACAGAACGCCACGAAACGCCGCGAACTTGCGGCTGATCTGAAGGCGGCAAAGAAAGAAGCTCTCAACTCCGATGCCATGAACGACGCCGGCCCAAGGTTTTCGCCGCCGGGCCGCGTCGTGCGCTCGCGAATGGGCGGCTGGTGGCATGGCCGCAATTATGAGCGTGGCTGATGTCCTCTAAGGGGAATTATCCGCTCCTCGCTTTTAACCGTGGGCTTGTGTCGTCGTCGGCCCTGGCGCGCGTCGATGTCGAGAGGATCAAGCTCTCGGCCGAAGTCATGACGAATTGGCTTCCGAAGACGCAAGGATCGATGAAGTTTCGGCCGGGCCTGCAATTCCTCGGCTCGTCCAAGGATGACGCAGCGGCGCGCTGGATCGAATTTGTTGCCAGCACCACGAACACGGCGCTTCTCGAAATAACGGACGAGGCGCTCCGGGTCTGGATTGACGATGAAGTGATGACGCGCCCAAGCGTCGCCACGACGATTTCAAATGGAAGTTTTGCCTCGGATACTGGGTGGACTAGCACGCTGACCGGGGATGCAACGTCCACGTTCGGTGGTTCGGGCCTGATCCTGAACGCGGAAACGCGCGGCGGGCTTGCCAAGGTCACGCGGGAAATTACCGTCCTGGCTGGCGATCAAGGCGAAGAACATGCGCTGCGCATTGTCGTTGACCGTGGCCCGGTCGTGTTCCGCTGCGGCTCGGCTGACGGAACGGATAACTACATCTCAGAAGCCTCTTTAGGGCCGGGTGTCCATAGCCTGGCCTTCACGCCTATTTCCAATTTCCATCTTACATTTCAGACAAGCCTCGACCGCGATATCATCGTTGAGTCTATTTCGGTCGAGGGCTCGGGCGAAGTCGAACTGACGGCGCCTTGGCTTGCGGCTGATCTGGATAAAATTAGGACGGATCAATCTGCGGACGTGGTGTATGTGGCCTGCGAGGGCTATCAGCCGCGCAAGATTGAGCGTCGCGGGACAGGCCGTTCCTGGTCGATCGTCAAGAGCCAGCCCGAAGACGGGCCGTTCTCTGCCACGCGCACGTCTTCAAGCGTCAAGCTGAAGCCGGGCGCGACGTTTGGCAATACAACGCTGACCGCTGACCGCGCGTTCTTCAAGTCCTCGCATGTCGGCGCGACGTTCCGGCTTTTTCACAAGGGCTATAACGGGTCGTTCAAACTGGGCGGGGAGGATCAATATACCGATCCTTGGCGCGTTACCGGCGTGAACAATCCGGATAGCACGGACCTCAGCGGTGCGGGCTATTCGGATAGGGATTGGTCGGCTGTGATTGCCGGCACATGGTCGGGAACGCTGCGCGTCCAGCGGTCGTTTGAGGTCGATGGCGAAGACGGCGGCTATGTCGATTTTCGCGAGGGAACGTCTGTCACCACGACGGACATAACGGCCAACGCCACGATCACGAATACCGACGAGGATGATAACTCGGCGGTTTTCTACCGTATTGGCTTCAAGCCGGGTGAATACACCTCGGGCACGGCTGAAATAGCTGTGTCCTATGATGGCGGCGGCGATTACGGCATCTGCCGTGTGACGGGCTTTACGTCCGAAACCCAGGTCGATATCGAAATCCTGCGGCCCTTCACGGGTACGGACTACACGGACAATTGGCGCGAAGGCGAATGGTCCGATTTGCGCGGCTGGCCTACGGAAGTGAAGTTTTATGAGGGCCGGCTGTGGTGGTCTGGCCGCAAAATCTGGGGCTCGGTCTCGGATAGCTTCGAAAGTTTCAGTGACGATATCGAAGGCGATAGCGGGCCAATCAACCGATCCCTGACCGGGCCGGTGGATACCGTCAATTTTATGTTGCCGCTGCAACGGCTTATCCTCGGGACGGCTGGGTCGGAAATATCAATCCGCTCGTCGTCCTTCGATGAGCCTCTGACGCCAGCAAACACGATGGCGAAAGACGCTTCGACGCAAGGATCCGCCACAACGCGCGCGGCCAAGGTGGATTCGCGCGGCATCTTCGTCCAGCGGTCCAAGAAGCGCGTTTTTGAACTGATCTATGACTCTGAGGCTTACGATTACCGGCCTTCCGAGCTGACGCTTCTGTGCCCGGATATTGCGGATGGAACCTCCTTTGCCGGCCTTGCGGTCCAGCGCCAGCCCGACACGCGAATCCATTTCTGGTTCGCGGACGGGCGGGTCGCTGTCCTGACATATGAGCCGCGCGAGGAGCTGAACTGCTGGTCGATTGTCGATACAAGCGGCGCCGACGGCGAGGTCGAGGCCGTCATGGTCCTGCCCGGCGACGATGAAGACCGGGTTTATTACCACGTCAAGCGCACGATCGATGGTCAGACGAAACGCTACCTGGAGAAGTGGGCGCTTGATAGCGAATGCGTCGGCGGCACGCTGAACAAGCAGGCCGATAGCTTCATCACCTATTCCGGAAGCGCGACAAACACGCTGACGGGCCTCGATCATCTGGAGGGCGAAGATGTCGTGGTCTGGGCTGACGGCAATGCGCTGGAAGACGATGACGGCGATATCGAGACGTTCACGGTTTCCAGCGGGTCGATAACCCTGCCGGCGTCCTACTCGAATATGGTGGCGGGTCTGCCCTACACGGCGCCCTGGCGCTCCACAAAGCTCGCCTATGGCGGTTTGCTTGGAACGTCTCTGACCCAGAAAAAGCGGATCAATTATCTGGGCGTCATTCTCGCGAACGCGCACCATAAGGGCCTGCAATTCGGCCCTGATTTCGACACGATGGATGATCTGCCGCAAGTCTATCAGGGCGCCGTTGTCGAGTCGGGGACGGTTTACACGTCCTATGACGCGCCAGCCTTCGAATTCCCCGGTCTGTGGAATACGGACGCGCGGCTTTGCCTTCGGGCAAATGCGCCGCGTCCGTGTGAAGTGCTGGCCGCTGTTGTTGGGATGAACACCGAAGACAAGGCATGAAGCGGCGTAAACTGCGGCGGCTGTCCATCCGACCGGCGACGCGCGCCGATCTCCTGGCGCTCATGCCTGATGACCATACGCTGGCTTATAGCGTGCGGGGCTTTGTCGCCACCGTAGGGCGGCGGGAAAAGGTAATCGCGGGCTGGGGCGTGGCGTTCGTGCGTGGCCGTGTATGGGCCTTCTGCAAGCTCCACGATGAGGCCCGGCCTTACCGGGTGCGAATGCACAAGGAAGCCATTGGCTTCATCAAGGATCTGAGGGCGAGGCATCGCCTGATTTACGCAAATGCTGACGAGCGCGAACCAACGGCTGTCCGGTGGTTGACGCGGCTCGGGTTCGAACACTGTGAAGGGACGTTGTATCGCCTATGGCAGAACTAGCAATGGCGGCCATGATTGCCGGGACGGCTATAACCGCTGGCGGCACCCTTGCGGCCGGAAACGCGGCGGAAGCTGAAGGCGAATTCGCCGCGAAACAATACGATATCAAGGCCAAGGAAGAGCGCGCGGCTTCTCAGCGCGAGGCTATCCAGCAGCGCAAGGAAACGGGCCTTATCCTGTCCAGACAGCAGGCGCTTGCCGCGTCGTCTGGCCTCGGTGCGCTCGATCCCACAATTCTCGATCTGGCCGGCGACACGGTTCAAGAGGGCGGATACCGCGAAGACCTGATGCGCTACGGCGGTGAAGAGCGCGCTGCCGGGCTTCGCCTTCAGGGCGAGTCGGCGCGCTTCTCTGGCGACAATGCGCAGCGCGGCTCCATGTGGGCCGCTGCGGGTACGCTTCTCTCGGGCATCGGCTCGGCTGGCATGTATGGCAAATACGGTGAGGGCGGGCCTCCGGGCTCTCGCGCTGCCTCCCGTGGCCCGGCTTACGGGTGATCTGAATGGCAACAAAGCTCCCAGGCGCGGAAGCTCTCGGCGGTCTGCCGTCTGCACGTTCCGGCCGTCCTATCGCGGATATCAATTTGCAGGCGGAAGGGCGCGGCATTGCTGCGGCCGGCCGTGGTTTGCAGAACGCGGGCGAAGACATGGCAACCGCCGTGGCGAAAGCCCGCAAGGAAGACGACGCGCTTGATCTTGCTCGGGCGGAAGCCAAGGCGACGGAAAGCCTGACGGCGCTTGAACGCGGGTTCGATAACGACCCCGACTATGGCACCTATGATGAGCGGTATAGGGACGGCTCGGCCAAGGTTTTGAATGAAGCCGGCTCCCTGATCCGCAATCCCAAGGTTCGCGAACTGTGGTCGGTTCGCAAAAGCGAAGAGGTCACGCGCTCGCGCGACCGTGTAGTGACCAAGGGCACGGCGCTCCAGCGGGAACAGAAGGTCGTTGATTACGATACGGCGCTTCAAGCCCATCGCGATATCCTGGCTGACCCCAATTCAAATGAAGAGCAGCGCAAGATTGCTCGGGCGAACCTCGAAAACGGTATCAAGATGGGCGCTGGCGTCGGGCTCTATAGCCCGTCGCAAGCGGCCGAGCGTGAAGAAAAATGGGTCAAGGGGTCGATCTATAACCGTGAGCTGATGCGCGCGGAAAATGATCCCGATTCCGTTCTTCGCGAAAGCTCGGTTGCCGCGCGGATTGTCGGCGTCGAAAGCAACGGTCGTGCGGACGCTCGGCCGATCGATCCTGAAACCGGCAAGCCGCTGTCTTCGGCCTATGGCGCGGGGCAGTTTACGGAACGGACCTGGCTCAACACGATTGCGAAGCATCGTCCGGATTTGGCTGCGGGCAAGTCGAAAGAGGAAATTCTGGCTCTGCGTGGTGACGGCGATTTGTCGTTCGCCATGACGGAAGCGCACGCCAAGGATAACGCGGCCTATCTGGAATCTCAGGGCATTGCCAATCCGAGCGACGGCGCGGTCTATCTCGCGCATTTCGCGGGCGCTGATGGCGCCACGAAATTGCTCAAGGCCGATCCTGGCGCGAGTGCTGAAACAATCCTCGGCGCCAAGGCCGTCATGGCGAACAAATCGGTTCTCAAGGGCAAGACGGCCGGCGAGGTCGTGGCTTGGGCTCATAAGAAAATGGGCGAGGCCAACACATATGCCGAGTTGTCACCTGAACAGCGGTTCAAGATTCAGGAAACCGCGACGCGAACAAAGGATCTCCGCGATACGGAAGCCAAGCGCCAAGCCAAGGCGCTGATGGAAACCCGCGTGAACGATCTGAAAAACCGGATGATTGATGGCAAGGCCGGCGTTGCCGACATCGAAGAGGCGCGCGGCGATTGGCTGACGGACGCTGACGATGTGAAGGGGCTTTATACCTTCCTCGAAAACGTCGAAACGGACATGAACGTCAACCGCGTCGCGGTCGATAAATTCGCTGATACCGGCTCGGTGTGGGACGCGACGGATAAGGACGATAAGAAGCGCGTCGATGCGCTGTTCGGGAAAGAGGGCGCCATCTCGCTCGCTGAGCGCGATGAGGCGTTCGTGGGGGAAACCCTCCTGCCGATCGTTCAGCGTACCTCTATGGTCCCGCGCGAGGCCAAGGGCGCGCTTGTCTCGATGATGCGTTCCCAGGACGTGCCTACGGTCCAGTTCGCACTAGAAACGATGGATCGCATTGAGCGCACAAACCCGGAAGCGTTCCGGCGTGACATGGGCGAAGACGCACAAAAGAAGCTCCTGACTTGGCGTTCGCAGTCGGCCTATCGCAAGCCGGAAGAGATTGTCGAAGAGCTGCGCAAGGCTGACGATCCGGCGACGGCGAAGGCGCGCGAGACGCTGAAAAAAGACGGCGAAAAGCTCGCGGCGAAGATCGAGGATACCGATATCCTCGATCACTTCGGCGCGGATACCGCTGAGATTCCGCTGGTTGCCGGCGCCATGCGCTATGATTTCGACAATCTTTATGCGGCGGAGTACGCCCGTACTGGCGACGCTGACCAAGCCCGCGAGAACGCCTTTACATTGCTCGGCAATCAATGGGGCAAAACAGATATCGGCGGCTCCGATCGCCTGATGCGATATCCGCCCGAAAAGATTTATCCGCGCGTCGGTGGAAGCCATGACTGGATTGCCAAACAGGCGGAAGCCGAGTTGCGGCCGATCATAGGCGAGGGCAAGGCGTTTGTTCTCGTGACGGACTCGCGGACTGAAAGTGATATTCGACGCGGCGGAAGGCCGAGCTATGCCGTGGTGACGCGGGATGAAAACGGCGTGTTCTCCTCGGTGCGTGATGAGAACGGCCGTCCGGCCCGTATCGATTTTGATTATCGCCCGGCTGAAGATGAAGAGCTGGCGCGCGCCGATCTCGAACGAGCGTTTGAGATGGCGGGTGTTCCGGAGCGTGAACGGCTTCGCGCTGAAATTCGCGAACGTGCGGCGTCGGGTTCTCCGATGAGCCTTTCGGAAGCTGCTCAGCGTCGCGCGCAAATCCGCGAAGAGACGCGCACGGCGAAACGCCGGGCCGGTGCTGCGGTGGCTGACTTCGGCAAGGGCGAACCGATCGACAACCAAGAGGCTGCGGCTCGCACGCTTCAAGGCATGATGCAGGGCGGCGTCTGATGCCGGTTTTCTTTGACGATGAAAAGGAACTGCCGGCCGCGCGTGGCGGAATGGGGCAGGGTCTCGGTCCTTCTGAGCCTGACCCGTCCTTCGGTGACGTGGCTGCGGCGGCTTTCCGGCAAGAGAACCTTATCGGCTCTGCCGTCGATGCTCTCGCGGGCAAGCCGTCCTTTGAATTTGAGCCTGATTACAACCCTTGGGATGATATTAGGGATACCGATTACGGCCGCAACTATGCTGACCGCTTTGTCGGCGTGGGTTCGGCCGCTGAAACCGGCTGGGTCAAGTCGCGTATTGATCGCGAAGAGGCTGACCGCCGCACGATAGAGGCGGGCGGCGCTGCTGGCGTCGCCGCATCGATCGCGGCGGGCGTGCTGGATCCCACAATCCTTATGCCTGGCTCGCTGGCTCTTAAGGGCGTCAAGGCGGGCGCGGTGGCTCGCGGGGCTCTGGGTGCTGGTGCGGCGGGCGCGGCTGCTACAGCGGTCCAGGAGGCCGGTCTACAGGCAACGCAAGAAGTCCGCACGCCGGGAGAGGGTGCGCTTAACATCGCGGCTGGTACGCTCCTGGGCGGCATTCTGGGCGGTGGCGCTGCGGCGCTGAGCAAAGCCGAGTTCGCCGCCGTTGAACGCAAGTTCTCGGACGTGATGACGGGCGCGGAGCCCGATGTCCTGCCTCCGGGCGGTGCCTCGGCCGGCGCAGCTGTGACGAGTGAGGCGCGGGGCTCGGGCGAGCTGGTCGGCGCGCTCGGGATGGAACGCATTGCGTCGGCGCCGGGTATCGGCTCGCCGGTCACGCGATTGCAGACAAGCGAATTCGAATCCGCGCGAAACACGGTTCGGGATGTTTCGGACGCTGGAGCGACGCTGCGCGAGAATGCCGAGTTTATCCCAACGTCTCCGGGTGGAACGATCGAGAACCGTATCACCATGCGGCGCGGCGGCCTTGGGGCCGCTATCGCGCAAATGGACGGGTTCTATGCGCAATACTGGTTCGGCACGGGTTCCCCTGGCCTCGCCAAACGCCTCGCGGCGCCTGCGCGTTCGGAAGTCGCGCGGTGGACTGGCACGTCTGGCGGCAAACTGACGGCTCAAGAATTCAGGGTGGAAGTCGGCCGCGCAATGGCGCGGAACGACGAACACCCTGTCCCGGAAGTGGCGCAAGCGGCGAAACTGTTTCGTGAACGTGTGTTCGATCCGCTGAAGAATGAAGCCATAGCGAACCGTTTGCCGGGCTTCTTCGATGGCATGAAGACGACCGGGGCCGATAGTTACGTCAACCGTGTCTATAACCGCGAACGCATCATTGCTCAGCGCGACCGCTGGACGGGAACGCTGTTTGATTACTTCAAGGAGAACCGGGACGCTGCCGGCCGCAAGGTCAAGTTTCTGACGGACAGGCGAAGCGAGACGGACGTTGAGGGGCAGATGGCCCGTGAACGTCTCGGGGTAGAGGTCGAAGGGTTCTTCGGCCGTCGCTCCCAGGCTCGCCGCGCTCGGGCTGAAACAAACCGCACGGTGCAGGAAACCGGCGCCGATCTGCGTGAGGTCACGCGAGACCTGGAGCGCCAGACCCGCACGGACGCGAAAGAGGGTATTGCGCCCTACAAGTCCCTGCTGCGGGATTTGCGGCGGGGGCGTGGCCCTGAGAATCCTACCGATCTGGTTGAGTTTGTCCGCAAGGCTGGCGGAATGCGAACGGGGCGCTATGACGCGGCGGGCCGCGAGAAGTGGTCAACGGATTCGGCCGCTGAGCTGCAACATATCTTCGAAGGCAAATCGACTCGGGGCCTGTTCCGCAAAGGCGGTATGGACCCGGAGCAGATGTTGGTTTCCGCGATCGAGGAGGGCTATCTGCCGCCGGGCGCGACGCTGGATGATTTCATAAATGCGTTGTCCCGCAACAATCGCGGCGAACGGGTGTTCTCGGAATTGGACGCTGCGGCCGTCGAATATAATGACAGCATCGCTGACCTATTGGACGAGCTGGGCGAGCGCGGCGTTGATGTCTCGAAAGCCACTCCGGAAGAGTTGGCGGAAGTCATGCGCGGGGCGCGCGACGTTCCGCCGTCGCCTCGGGCTCAAAAGCTCATGGCCGAGATTGAAGACGTGGCGCGGGCCTTCGATGAGGGCGCGGTAAAACTGGAAAACCTCGACGCGCTGCTTCGATCGATGGATGAGTCGGCGCCGGAAATTGCGGAAGCCGGGCGGTCTCTGCGCACTCAGTTGCGCGAGATAGCCAAGGCCGGCCGTCAGCTTGAACGTGAAGCCTCCGATGTCGCCAAGTTCGCGGATTTGTCTGATGACGAATTGCGGTCGGTGGTCGATGAGGTAACCGATACGATCCTCGGCAATAGTCCTAACCGGCTCGCCTATCTGGATCTTGTTGCGGGGCCTCGTGGGCCGCTTCGTGAGCGTGTCCTGAAAATCGCGGACGAGCGCATCGAGGATTTTCTAGAACGCGATATCGAGAAGCTGGCGCGTATCTACACGCGCACGATGTCTTCGGATATCGAGCTGGTTTCCAAGTTCGGTTCAACCGATATGGGCGAACCGTTGCGCAAGCTCCAGGATGAGAAGAACGCGCGCCTTGCGGCGGCTGGGAGCGACGCTGAACGGACGCGGATAGAGAAGGCATACCAGACAGCGAAAACCGATCTGGAAGCCCTGCGCGACCGCGTGAGGGGCGTTTACAAAATGCCCGATGATCCCAACGGGTTCGCCTATCGCGCTGCGAAGGTGGCGCTGAACATGAATTATCTGCGCCTCCTGGGCGGTATGACGCTCTCGGCCATTCCTGACATGGCGCGGCCGATCATGGTCCACGGGGCAACCCGTGTTTTCCGCGACGGATGGGCGCCGATGGTCAAGAATCTCGGGACGTTCAAGCTCGCGGCGAATGAAGTGAAGTTGGCTGGCACGGCGCTGGATATGGTCCTCGACACTCGCGCCCAATCGATGGCCGATCTGTTCGATGACTGGCAACGGGGCTCAAAGTTCGAACGCGGCGTTGAGGCTTTGGGCTCGCGCTTCGGCCTCGTGTCGCTCATGGCTCCCTGGAATACGGCCATGAAGCAATTGGTCGGCGTCGTTTCGATGTCGGAAATTCTCCGGGCCTCTCATGCCGTGGTCGAGGGCAAGGCAACGGCAAAGCAAATACAGAACCTTGCGGCGTCCGGTATTGACGCGGATATGGCAAGGCGGATTTCGGAGCAATATCAGATTGGCGGGACGTTCAAGGATGGGCTGTTCCTGCCGAATACGGAAGACTGGACGGACGGGCTGGCCCGCGACGCCTTCCGCACGGCTATCGTGCGGGAAGTCGAGCGGGCGATTATCACGCCTGGGTTAGAAAAGCCGCTATGGATGTCCACCACGCTCGGGCGTGTTGTCGGGCAGTTCAAGAGCTTCGCCTATGCGTCAAATCAGAAGGTTCTTGTTGCCGGTTTGCAGCAACGCGATGCGGCGTTCGTGTCTGGCTCCATGCTGGCGCTCGGCCTCGGGGCTTTGGCCTATTGGGCCAAATCCCAGGCGCGCGGTGAACAAGGCGAAAAGTCCCTGGCTGATGCGGGCGCGGCGAAGTGGGCGGTCGAGGCTTTCGATAACTCCGGGCTCGGCGGCATCTTTGGCGAGATAAACAATATCTCCGAAAAGATGACGCGCGGGCGTGTGGGTCTGTCCCTACTGACGGGCGAAACCGCAAGCCGCTATCAGTCGCGCGGCGCGGTCGGTGCCTTGCTCGGGCCTTCGTTCGATCTGGCAACGGAAGCGGTTGCCGCGACGGGCTCGGCCTTCTCTGGTGAGTGGACGGCGACGGACACGCGCTCAATGCGCAAGCTCCTGCCGTTCCAGAATTTGTTCTACACGCGCCGGCTTCTCGATGATGTCGAGGCCGGTTTCAACTCTGCTGCCGGCGTGCCTGCGCGCGCCAAGTAATTCCCTTTCTCAACAAACGGATTCGGTAACGACATGGCAACTGCTATGCGCGATCGGCTGTCGGGTGTCCCGACGCCGGCCACGACTGACCTTGTGACCGGCCTCGGCCCTGGCGTCGCCGTCAAGGTGCCTTGCCGCGTGGTCGCAACGTCGAACATCACGCTATCGGGGCTGCAAACGGTCGATGGCGTTACGCTCGTCGCGGGTGATCGGGTGCTGTGCATCGATCAAACAAGCGCGGTCGATAACGGCATCTATACCGCTGCGACGGGGGAATGGGCTCGCGCGGCGGATTTCTCCAGCTCGCGCGATGCTGTCAAGGGAACGCGCGTCCATATCACGGACGGCACGGGCGGGGCTCGCAAAGAATATTTTCTGACCACGGCCAACCCTGTCTCGATCGGCAGTTCGTCGCTGACATTTGAAGTTCGGGCTGTCGATGAGTCCACGGCTGCGGTCGATTTCGCTGGCGCGGAAACGGTAGCGTCCGCGACCGAAACCGACATCGGGGCGGTGGATAGCAATACGGTCACGGTCTCGGGAACCGATACGATCGATAGCTTTGGCACGGCCAACGCTGGCGTTGAACGCTGGATCCGGTTCTCCGGGGCCGGCGTGATTACCCACCATGCAACAAACCTGATCCTGCCGGGCGCCGCGAACATAACGCGGGCGGCCGGCGATACGATGCACGTCAAGTCTGAGGGCGCCGGGGCATGGCGTTGCTATGCCTATATCAAGGCGTCTGGCCTGCCGGTTGCCGGCCTCCCGGTCTCGCCGTTCGATAACCGTCTCGTAAAAACGGACGGCTCTACTGGCGCAACGCAACAGACCGGCATTTCGGTTGACGACTCGAACAATGTTTCGGGGGTCAACAATCTTGAAGCAACCGGCACGTTCCCGGTCCCGCAGGGGTATATCAGCGGCCTCACGCTCTCTAACAATGTCTCCGATACCTCGCATGATATCGACATCGCAACCGGCGTTGCCGCGAGCGACACGACACCTAGCACGCTGAGTCTGTCCGCAACACTGACCAAGCGAATTGACGCGGCATGGGCTGTAGGGACGGGCAACGGCGGGCTGGATACCGGCACGGTCCAAGCGGACACCTGGTATTACATCTACCTCATAAAGCGATCTGATACGGGCGCCGTGGATGCGCTGTTCTCCGCGAACAGTACGGCGCCGACGATGCCGACAAACTACGATTTCAAGCGACGCATTGGCGCCGTCCTAACCAACTCCAGCGCGAACATCATCGCGTTCCGGCAAGTTGGAGACATCTTTACGCTCGCGGCACGCATAACAAACTATGACTCAATAATCGAAACATCGGCAACGCTGATGACCATGACCGCGCCGCCCAACATGCGGGCGCGCTTTATGGTCTACGCGTTCTTGTCGTCGGCCGCATCTCATCACGTCCTGCTGACGGAAACGTGGCAAGCCGACACGACACCTAGCAGCTCAAACACAAGCCTTGCCGGGAGCAACGCTACCGAAGGTCTAGCCTCCGGGGAATTCACTATGCGCGTCGATGCAAGTTCGCAAATCCGACATCGGGGGACGAACACGCACGCTAGCAGCGTTCTGCGCGTGCGAGCAATCGGCTGGATTGATGACAGGGGTAGATCGTAATGACTTCGACACTAGCTAACGACCGCGTTACCGGCCTCGGCACGAGCGCGGCGATCAAAGCGCCGTGCCGAGTTGCCACAACGGCGAACCTGTCAGAGTTGGCGGGCCTCCTTACGATCGACGGGCTGACTGTTTCTGATGGAATGCGGGTTCTGGTCAAGGATCAGTCAACCGCTACGGAAAATGGCATTTACATTGCTTCAACTGGACTATGGCGCCGCGCTCGGGATTGTCAGGACTCGCGCGACCTGGTGACTGGGACGCGGGTCTATGTCACGGGCGGCGCAAGCGGCCCTGCGGAATATCGCGTAACGACCGCAGATCCGATTCTTGTTGGCTCCAGCTCCATAGCCTTTGGCGTGTGGATATCTGACGATACGATCGATGATCTGGAAACCATCGCCCCGGTGGCGGCGGCGGTTTCTACCGTGTCGGCCAACATCGCCAGCGTGAACACGGTTGCGGCCAATGTCGATGATGTCAACACGACTGCGGCGAATATCTCGAACATCAACGCGGCGGCTGCGAACGAAACAAACATCAATGCCGCTGTAGCCAATGCGTCCAACATTAACGCGGTTGCTGCGAATGAAGCGAACATTGATACGGCCGCGACCAACTCCGCCAATATCAATGCGGTTGCTGCGATTGACTCCGATGTAACGACCGCCGCCGCGAATGCCGCCGATATCCAAACTGTGGCGGCGAACATCGCTGAGCTAGCGGAAAAGCTGCCGAAGGACGGAAGTGCGGCGATGGCGGCCGCGCTTCCGTTCACTGAGTTAGGCGCGACTCCGACAACACCTGCGGCCGGCCTTAAGCTGCTTTATCCAAAGTCAGACGGCAAACTCTACACGCTGGATTCTGCCGGAAATGAAGTGGAGGTCGGCTCTGGATCCGGAGCGGTGCCGTCAACCTGGATCACGCCGGAAGACTTCGGCGCTGCGGGTGACGGCACTACCGACGACTATCAAGCCTTTCAAGACGCGATCGACGCGATTGACGCACTTGGCGGCGGAACGCTGATGTGCTCGGCCAAAACCTACAAGATCGACACGGCCCTGGTCATCACGACCGACAACCTTGTGTTTTCTCTCAACGGAGCAACCCTCGATTTCGGGGATGTAGCAGTCGGGCCGTATATCGACTTCACCGGGACAGTCGTTGGCACTCATACGCTGACCGGGGATGCGACGAAGGGCGCGGTTTCTATCCCGCTGACCGGCGCGGACGGGCTTGGGATCGATGCCGTGACGATGGCCGCGCGGCTCTTTTCAGAGGAGCTTTTCGACCCGCTGCGCACCTCCTCCTACTGTGGTGAGTTTATCGTTCTTTCCGGGGTTAGCGGGACGGGCATCACCTCGATTTTCGGCCTGCAAGACAGCTATGCGACGGCCGATAATGCACAAATCGAGGTGTTCACGCCGATTAAAAACTCTCATCTCGTCGGTCCAGGGCTTGTTTATGGAAACACGACATCCGAAAGCAACGTAAACGGCGTGCGCTTTCTGCGCGCCATGCATTGCTCGGCGCATGGCGTCCGCTTCGATGAAACCGATCTAGCCCACATTCAGGTCGGGGATAGCTTCGACTGCCATGTCCGGTTCTGTTATCTCGGCGTTACCCGGCCAACCTCTCAGGGCTATGGCGTTTCGTTCCGCGACGCCTCGCTGGCTTGCTCGGCGCGCTTCAATACCTTCTACCGTTGCCGCCACTCTCTCAGCACCAACAACGGCACGAATTATGGTGGCGTCCCGAGGTTCATCTATTTTGAGGACAACCAGGTTTTCAACTCCGCGCAGTCGGCGGCGGCAGTCGGCGGCGATGCTGTCGATACGCACGCGGCGGCAGAGTTCATCTTCATCCGCCGCAATCACATCCAGACGCCATCTGGTTCCGGCGTCAACATCGAGTGCCCCAACATCTGGATTGAGGGGAACACGGTCCTAACGGACGCCCGCCAGCAATCTGCGTTCTATGGGATGCTTATCCATAACGAAACTGCCCGAGAAGGTCGCGCGGTGGTTCGAAACAATACCGTGTTTTTCCGGAGTAATTCCGGCATCGCGCTCCAGGCCGGGACAGGCGGCTCGCTGCTTGGCTATAAAAATATCGATGTTTCCGGCAACACGGTTGAGAGCGAGTCTGGAAGGTCGGTTACGGCGGGCATCCGGCTCGACGCCTGTTCGAAGGGCCAAGTCACCAGGAACAATATCAAAATGCAGGGCACGGCAGCGACGGAGCGTGGCATCTATGCGCTCGAAAGCGCCAGCGTCGTCACCTCGGACATCATCTTCGCGGAAAATATGGTGGACTTCGATAACTCGACCGCGACGAACAAGCACGGCATCGAAGGCGTCGCGGCGGCTGACCGGCTCGGCATGTGGAACAACATCGTGAAGGGCAACACGGCGAGCGACGGCGTGATTACGGGCGGCGGAACAGGAAGCGTCGCCGCCAATAACATTACGTCCTGATATCCGGGCGGCGGGCGCGGCCGACGACAAGCCGGGGCTTGTTCTCGTCGGCTTTGAGTTTCCGCAACAGGCGCCGCGCGAGATCGAGAGGAACAAACGCCTTGCTGCGGGGGCCGTCCACGGCCGCCGCATTAATCAGGTGTTCGAACGTCTCAAGATCAGTGCGCGGCATGGGAAGGGCTCCTAGCCTAAAGTCTCATTTAGCTAACCTCTGATTGATTCGCGGGTCAAGGCTCGCTCCTAGTGTTGCCGCGCGATGGAAGCTAAAAGTCTACCCCATGCGTCCAGCGCCTTGCGCTTCTCGGCTAGATACTCGTTCCGGTCATAGACGCCTGTAACCGCTGCGGCGCCTCCGGTGTCGCTGATCTGGTTGAGAACGCGAGACACGATGAACCGGGGCAGGCCGATGCGCTCGCCCGTTATGTTCGTGGCGCCCGTCCTCCGGGTGTCGTGAAGGGTGGCGTTCTCAATCTCCAGCTTCTCGGTGATCCGCGCCATAGCCCTTGTGAGGGCGGCGCGGGTCAACGGTCCATCGCCTCGGGGCGAGGGGAATAGATAGGCGTCGTTCTGTCGATCGGCCGGGCTCTCGCGAAGCCTCCGCGCCAGCTTGATTATGGCTCGGGCTCGCAAGGAAAGCGGCACCACATGGGTTAGGTGGTTCTTGGTCCGCTCGCCCGGAATGGTCCACGTCCTGCCTCGGTCGTCTAACTCCGACTCCCGTATCCCGCATACCTCCCCGCCGCGCTGTAGCGTCGTCATGGCAAGCATGATGGCAAGGCCGGTCGCCTTCGACACTCCTACCCCTAGCGGCTCTGGATCCTTTGCCGCTCCCCATACCTTCGCCAGCTCGGCGCTCGTCAAAACTCTTTCGCGCTTTCCGGCGCGGGGTATCTCCACCATTGCAAAGGGGTTCGTCTCGACTTCCTCGCGGCGCATTCCGAAATTGAAGGAAGCCCGCAAGAGCGTGCCGCACATGCGGGCGGCTGTCGGGCCGTGGTCGTCGGCCAAACCTTCAAGGAACGTCCTGGCCTCGGTGCGGCTGACTTCCTTGGCCGGCCGCTTGCCTAGCTTCGGTTTTATGAGGCGGTCGTGATAGTACCGATCTTGTCGGACGGTGCTGGCCTTGTTCGGCCTGGCGTTCGGCCGGTGGCGCCCCTTCTCTGCGGCTTCTAGGTAGGCTTCAACCAAATCCGAGACGGACGTTATGGCAAGCCGTGGCGCGGCTCTGGCGGCTTGTCTCTCCTTGGCCGGATCGCGCCCCTCACTGATCCTGTTCTTGGCGGCTGACGCGGCCTTGCGGGCGCCCTTTAGAGTGAGGCCCGGAAACACGCCTAACGATAAGCGGCGCGGCTTGCCGGCGGCATTGCGATAATAGAGGCTCCATGTCTTGCGGCCCTTGACGGAAACCCTAAGCGCGAGGCCCTTAACGTCCGTGTCGTAACGCTCATATTGTGTGGGCTCGGGTTTGGCGTTCTCGACATCGTTCGCAGTTTTGATCCGCTCGCGCGGCGCGCCCTTTTCTCTGCTCAT